AATAGAAAAACCTTTTTTAAGTGCCCCAAACGCCGCTGACGCGGTCGCCATCGCCGAAACTGGATCCATAACTATTTCCCGTAGTTATAATAAACATTATACTCTCTTCTTTTTCTTTTTTGGCTTAGACTTCCCAGCTTCAGACAAAGCAATAGCGATAGCCTGCTTCTGCTTGTAGCCCTCGTCCATCAGCTTACTAATGTTCTTGCTGATGGTGGCCTGACTTGATCCCCGTGCTAACGGCATTAGCTACAACTATTGTAGCCGCCACCTTTTACAGCAGCACCCATGCCACGAGCCGTTGCACGACCCATGCTCATTGGAACCTTTACTTCGGCTGTCTTGCCATAAGGGATGCGACCCTGACCCTTGATGTCAGCATATTCTACTGCCTTGGGTGCCGCACCCGGCTTATTCGTTACGATTTTTACTGCGCTTTTCATTTACTGGCCTCCTCTGCCAAGTTTAAGTAATTCACGCTCCATAGCAGACTGAATACGTGCCTGTGTCTGCCGCTCTTGCGCCGCCAACCGCTGCTGGAACTGATCCGCCCGCAACTGCTGGTTCTGTGCGTCAAGCTGCAACTTGGCTTGGTCGTTCTGTGCATCCGCCTGCTCGGCCTGCGCCTTGATCTGAAGCTCCTGCTCTTTAAGCTGAACCAGCGGATCAGGGCCTTCACCAGAGATCTGACCAGACATCTGCTTGACCATCTGCATACCTTCCGCAACAAACTGTGCCGTCAAGCCTTCAATCTGCAACATCTCTTCCTCAGTGGCCGCCTCGCCGCCCGCGGCCTGCCTGCTCTGGATAAACTGCACCGCTGCCCGCTCACGAGCCGCAATCTTTACGTGCTCCATAATGTGCTTCTGCAAGGCCATAGCCATAGTCGGCATACTTCCCACCATAGGAGTAGAGCCAAAGACCATGTGCGCCATAATGTGCGCCTCGTGCTCCTGACCCTCAAAAGCGTGTAACGGCACCATGTCCATTACGTCGATGTTCTCCTGCGCCGGATCCTTCGGAGTCGGCTCATCATCAGGAATGCGCTTCATAATACGGTCCACGTCCCGCACACCAAGCGCGTCGTACATGTCCCGATACACCTCGTACATGTTGTGCAACTCAGGGGCCGCCCCCGCCAACTGCAACTTAGTCTGAGCCAAAGCAATGCGCTGCGCCTGACTAAATACATTCGGATCAGATACCGGTATGATATCTACGCGGTCATCAAAATCAGACCGCATTACCGTGGCGTCCGCACCCTCTACAGAATACGGATACTCCTGCGGCAAACTCTCGCTCATTACACGAGCCAAAATCCTGAACTCTTGCTTCATGGCATAGTGCATACGTTTATGCACAGCGCTCATTACCCGAGAGCCCTGCTCCAGCATCGCAATAGTTGTACCTACTGCCGCCTGCTGGTTACCGTCCCCGACCTTCATGTCCGTAATCGTGGCAAACCGCTGACCCGCCTGAACCACAAAACCTAACAAATTAAACAACGTCTGGTCAGGACCCTTAAATGGCAACGGCATCAGGCTGTCACGAATAGCCCCTCCGGGTGCGTCCACGTCACGGAACTCACCGGGCTGCAACGGATCATCATCATCCCGGATACGTAGCCCACGGGCCTTGAAACCCGCTGGGAGATTGGACAACGTACCAGCATCAATTAACTGTCGCAGTGCCGCCGTGGCGGTTCGTGACAAACCGCCAATAGTATGAATGAGGCCTAAACCATAGAAACCAAAGCCCGGAAGGAACTTATAATGCACAAAATACTGGATTTTGCGCTTTAACTCGTCATCCTCGCGGTAATTCCGGCGAATAGACAAGACTTGCCCGTTATCCTGACTGATTGTGACAACATATGGTATTTTAATACCGGTAGGTTCGCCGTCCTCGTCAAGTTCTTCATACCCTTCCAAATCCAGATCAACATGACACTCCAAAATGGTGCAGTCGTAATCAATCTGCGTAGATGACGTACCGTCTATCCGGTCTAGCTCGTCTGAGACAGAGTCCATCTCAGCCTGCGCCGGAATGACCGGAACATCCAAATAAAAGCCCGCGACCTGCTTTTTCCGCAAATCGTTTAAAGACATCCGAATAGACTGGGTTATGTTTGGACATGTGTCCAAATCAGAAGTCTCATACGGTACAACCAAGTTTTCCGCCGGTATAAACTTACTTACCGCACGGCCCAAGGTCTCGTCGTAATAAACCTTCTTAAAGGTACTACCCGCCAGCGGTAAATAGAACAGCATCTGATCCATGTCCGGCGTGTAATCTTCCATCACGTTAGTGACGTAATAATTCATAAAATGTCTTACGCGTTGCGACTGCTGCTGCTTTTCTCTTGTTTCGCTTCCCATAATAGCAGTTCGCACGGGGCCGCTGGCTGGCAACAACTCATTGAACGCCTGCGCCTGAAACTGCGTAGCCGCCTCGGCAAGCAACGGGTGCGTAACCCCAGAAGCCCCTCTAAATGGCTGGGTCCTCTCCTCGTAGTTGAACCCAAGCAGTTCAAGACCGTTTGCATAAGCATCTTCCCAATCCTGCCTTCCTGCCTTGTTAGCGTCAAACTCACCCAATAACTCACCGGCAATGCGGTCAAGCTCACGGTCCGGCATCTCTTCCGCTAAGTTGGTATAAAAATCGTCGTTCATGCCGCGCTGATCTTCCGGATCAAAATCAATGGTTACACCACCGTCTTCCTCCGGAGAAATCTCAATGTCCATGCCTTCAGCCATGCCCTCAAAAGACACGACGTTGTCCATGCTGCCCGGAACCTCAAGCTCTACTTCCGCCGCTAAATCCTCCGGATCAAGCTGCGAAGGAACATTCTTGTCCATCAAACCGCCAATTGGTTTACGTGCCATCTCTTATCTCCTCTAGGCCTAACTTACCATAGGCCGGTTCATATTCCTAGCTATTGGTGCAAGAGCGGCTACGCCCCGCGGGCCGCGGTTCATGTTCCGCGCTACGTCGGCCAAAGTTATTACGCCGCCTTCTGCTTTGTTCACAGGTGCGGGTCCTTTTTTCGGGTACTCTATCTTATTTTTCAAGTTATCTGGTATCTTGTCTACGTTAATCAGACCCTCTACATCCACTAAGCCCATCTCGGACGGCGGTACAGTGCCTACGTTTATCACCGGCCTGCCTTTGGGGATTATAACTGACGCCTCCCCTTCTTTAGCCATCTCTAAAGAAAATTCTAACTCTTTCATGTCGTCAAACAGACCAAACCGTGTCCTCAACGGAAACTCCGGATTAGAAGCAATCAACGCCTCCTTCTCACGTATTTCAGCAAGATAAGCGGGGTAGTCCATTTTCTGTGTCCCGCGCATAACACCTGTTCCGGGTACTAATTCCTTTTCATAATCTAAAGACCCGCCCGCTATACCCTTGTTGCCGCCCGGGGCGGCTTCTGTTGCACGAGCCCCTTTGATAGCTACATCCATAGGAAACAACTTGCGGCGCTCACTTACCGGCATACCCTCTGTTGCCAAAGCATACCCTTCTTGCAGACGAGCCATAAACTCGCCCCGCGTTTTCATGTAATTGCCCATAGCAGACGGGCCCTGTTTTAAAGACCCTGCCGCGTCTTTTTCTCTGTATATGTCAATACCAAGCGCCTCATAGGCTTCAGCCTCTTTAAACGCTTTTGCCTCTTTCTCCGCAATAAGCCGATACATCTCTGCTTTTACTTCATTCGCATAAGGCATTTCATCTAAATTAACAGGGGCGGTGCTATTCGTGTTTCCCGGCCACATTCTAGATAAATTATCGGGAGCTTCTGGGTTTGCGTTCTTTACGTTAAACTGCGCCGCGTTAACTAACTTTTCTAAATTCTTAGCTTCTCCTTTGGGCCGAAGCTCGTTGAAAAACTCATACGGATTAAAATTCGTGTACCCCGGCTCGTCTATCATTCTAAGGCTCTCATAGAGAGCAAAGTTGTCAAACAATTTGCCAGACACGCTTTCTTTAACCAAAAACGGAGAACTGCCTCTGGGCAAATCCCCTCTTGTCTGTAACACATGCGCTATTTCATGCACCATCAAGGTGGACGTGTACCGGTCATTCCCTAAATACTCCGCTCCAATAGCAATCGTGTTGGTGCTATCATCCCAGTGGCCGCCAGACCCTTTTGATGGTTTTTCGATAATTCTGACATCTATGTCATCCTTTAAATCTGGGAATACGTCGAAAAGTGGGTGATCCTCACCCATCACATCTTTTAACTTAAACTGTACGCTTCTTCCGTATTCACCGCCCCGGTGTCCCCGCTCAACAAAAAAGTTTTTTGGGTCTTTCAAGTTTTCAAAAGAGTCCATAATTTTTTCAGCGGATGCTTCAGCGGATACCTTGGTTCCGACCGACTCCGGTAAAATATTACTTATCTTGATCTGACTTAAATTATCCGGAATGTCGAAAACCATCTTGGTTTCTAACGGAGAGTCGTCTGAATCCATAAAATCCGGTCCGCGACCGGGCCGCGCATCCACATTAATACGCATAAACCCTGTCTCTTCAAACACCTTGCGGGGGTCCTCGCCATCTTCCAAACGCTTCTGCGCCGCGGACTCCTTGTACTTTATTCCTCTTACCCATTGCGGGTTTATACCCGGCGTGTCCGCAGACGCCAGAATTTCCGTGACAGAGGTGTCGGGTAATCCATCGTCCGGTACGGGTATTAGCCGACCATCGGGGGTTACCGCCTGTGGGCGCACGTTTGGTAAATACTGCATAAAGTCCTGTATGCCGCTTGAAACAGCTTTAGCGCCGCGGGCCGTGATCAATTCACCGGCACCCGTAATTCCGCCAGCTAAACGCCCTAAGTCACGATAGTCTTCTAAACCCGACCCCGCAGCGGGAAAGAAACGTGAGCCAAGGGCTTCGGAGCCAAAGTTTTTCACAAAAGACTGCGCGTAAGGGTCCGCGGCAGACAAAGCCGACGCTATAGGAGAAGTTCTTAACAAACGGGGGTCTATTTGAGACGCAA